ATCTAATATACTTAAAAATATTCATAAAGTCAAATGTTATCTCCAACCACAATGTCCAGATGATGTTCCAGCGTTAACCCGTGGCGCTAATCCGGTGACCGCATTTGATCCAGTATCGGTTGCATAGATTAATTGCCAACTAGTGTTATTTTGACCAGTTCCATCATAATTACCTAACATATATTGCCAATCTTGTCCTAATGCGAAGTTTTCTTCTCCACAGTTAGGGTGTGGCTTTGCCACATTACCAATATTTGTATCAGTAGAGTTACTCCATCTTCTTAAGTTGTAACCCCCATTATATGAACCTTCATTCCCCGCATATCCTTTACCGACTTTAGAGCTAATTCCCTTTTGTTGGGCATGTGCTCCCCATTGTGTTGAGGAACTTGGAGTTTCATTTGAAAAATTAAACTTGATACCTCCACTATTTGTCCAAGCATATCCAAAACTTTCGTCAAAGAATGCGGCTCCACCATCATTACCATTTATTGATGTCACACCAAAACCACTAACAAAACTTTCGTTTGATAAATTAAATTTTTCTATGGTTGTTGAACCACCTGAAATTAGATAGGCCGCCTCCGTTTCTTTTTGCATAGTAGCAACATCACTTCTAGCAATACCAGTATTAAACTTTGTTTGATGTGCATAGTTTGTGTCATTAAACATATTGATGGCTGATGTCCTAGTTCCATGAATAGAATCTGGGCCTTTCCACGCCCCGTCATCATTTACTGACCAAATAAATAATATTGTTTTATTACACGCACCAGATGTATAAGAAACCGGATAATCCAACAACTCACCGATGTGTGTTGTTTGACTCGTTGAATTTGTTGTTTTATGAACGTTTCTCCATGGTGATGCATCTTTATAACCACCAGCCAAATAGCTATATGATAAAACTTGTCTATATTTAAACGCAATTGGAATTGTTTCTTGTGCTGCAATTCTTTCCCAGCCGTTATCTATGTTAGATACACCAGTATACAACATTAAGAAACTACCGCTAGTAGACTCTTCTAAATATAATGAACCGGACAATGGTGAACCAGGTCTATTTGTTCTTGTTCCTCTAGGTGGTCTATTCACCACTCTATCCGATGTTAAACTACCACTAACTTCTAAATTCTCGTATATCATAATTTAATTATTTTTATGCTCTCCATCCACAATGACCCGATGATGTTCCAGCATTAACCGCGGGGTTTAATCCACTTACACTAGTTGTTCCTGTATCTGTTGCGTAGAAGAATTTCCAACTTGTATTATTTTGTAGACCATCATAATTTCCTAACATGTATTGATGGTCTTGTCCCATGGTAAAGTTTTCTTCACCGCAGTTACCGTGTGGCTTTGATACGTTACCAATATTTGTGTCATTTGCATTACTCCATCTTCTTAATGCGTATCCACCATTATATGACCCCTCGTTACCAGCATATCCTTTTCCAACTTTAGAACTAATTCCTTTTTGTTGTGAGTGGTTTCCCCACATTCCACTTGATGTAATTGTTTCCGTTGCAAAACTCATTTTAATACCCGCCGATGAAGTCCAACCATATCCAAAGTTTTCATCAGAAAATGCTGAACCACCATCACCACCATCAATTGTTGTTAAATGAAAACCAGTTGCTATTGTTTCCGTACTTAAATCAAATCTTTCAACAGTGGCACTACCACCAGTAAACATATATGCCACTTCTGTCTCTTTATGCATGGTTCCTAAATCACTTCTAGCAGTGGTAATATTAAACTTGGTTTGATGTGTATATTTTGTGTCATTAGCCATGTTAATTGCTGAAGTTCTAACACTATCTACAGTACTCGGTCCTTTAAATGCATTATCTGTAGCAACCGACCAAACGAAAAATATATATCTGCTACAAGCCCCTGATGTATATGATGCTGGATGATCTAATAATTCTCCAATATGTGTTGTTTGATCTGTAGAGTTAATTGTTTTGTGAACATTTTTCCAAGGGGAGGAATCTTTGTATCCACCCGCAAGAAAAGATGTGCTTATTATCTGTCTAAATTTAAAACCAACATTGGCATTTACTTGCGATGATACTCTAACCCACCCACTATCATTGTTACTAACACCAACATAAACCATTAAAAAACTACCACTAGTAGCTTGTTCTAAATATAAAGAACCCGTTTGTGGGCTACCTGGTCTATTAGCTATAGTACCTATTGGTGGTTTGATTACTCCTTGTCCTCTTAAAGAACCACTTATTTCAATATTTTCGTGTAGCATATCTTATAAATATAAATTTTATGTTCTCCAACCGCAATGACCTGATGATGTTCCATCATTTACTCCTGGCGCCAAACCACTAGGGTTTACTGTACCAGTATCCGTAGTGTAACCAAATTTCCAACTAGTATTTACCTGTGCACCGTCATAACAACCTAACATATATTGATGATCTTGTCCCATTGTAAAGTTTTCTTCTCCGCAGTTACCATGTGGTTTAGCGACGTTTCCAATATTTGTTTCGGTAAAAACATTCCACCTTCTTAAATTATAACCCCCATTATATGTTCCTTCATTTCCAGCATATCCTTTTCCAACTTTAGAACTAATTCCTTTTTGTTGTCCACTAGCTCCCCATTGTTGATTGTTTGTGAACGTATCATTTGCAAAGAATAGTTTTGTACCACTTTGTTGTGTCCAACCATAACCATAGTTCTCATCAGAAAATCCAGAAGCACCTGATGGTCCACTACCAGTAATTGATGTTGTTGCTGTTGTTTGAGTGTACGGTGCACCATAATATACACTATACATTGTCTCATTTGTTAAATTAAATTTTTCAACCGCAGCAACACCTGCACCAAATATCCAAGCAAATTCCGTTTCCTGATGTAAAGTACCACAGTCATCTCTCGCGTTTGCTAAATCCCATTTTGATTGGTGAGTATATGCCGTTTCGTTAACCATATGAACCGCACTGGTCCAAGTTGAATGGATAGTACTATCTCCTTTAAATGTACCATCTGTGTTTGTTGACCATAGAAATAAAATACTTTTACTGCAAGCACCAGATGTATATGATGCTGGGTAATCTAATAGTTCACCTAGGTGAACCGTTTGGTCTGTTGAATTTGTTGTTCTATGAACATTCTTCCATGGTGATGCGGATTTATAACCACCAGCTAAGTATGAGTAATTAATAACCTGTCTATATTTGAACCCAGTCCTATCTGTATTTTGTGAACCAACTGGTTCCCAACCACTATCATAATTGGACGATGCTGTGTACGTGACAACAAAACTACCACTTGTGGATTCTTCCAAATATAATGACCCAATATCAGGACTAGATGGCCTATTTGCTTGTGGCCCTCTTGGTATAATATATTGTCCACTAACATTTAAGGACCCACTAACTTCTACATTTTCTCTTAGCATAATCTAATATAATGATTTTATCCTGTAACTACAAGTCTTCCTGATCTAGCAGATGCGAAAGTTACTATCACTTGTGTTGATGATACCCGTATATTAGAAGGGAAGAACATGTCTCCGTTTGTATCAAACACTTGTGCAGTTACGTTTGCAGTACCTAGGTTATGTGTAAATGTTAAACTAGACACACTAGAGAACGTTGTGGAACTACTTAAAGCAACTCTCTTCCAAGATTGCCATGTACCATTATTCTTTCCTCTAACATACATGATACCAGTTCTATAGTCCCCATATATTTGATGTTGCCAACTAGAACTATATATTTGAGAATACAATGCACCATCTGTTGAGTTACCTGTTAGGTTGGTACTGCTACCATCCACGTCGGTAACATAGGTCATACCATTTGAATCTAATGTGTTAGCTGCAATTGCTGAGTTTGATCCCGTGTTTCTAAATCCAACACCATCAATAGTATCTGCACTACCTGCGGTTGATGCGTACGATACAGATTGAGATCCAATATTACCAGTTGTAATTGCGTCCGTAATTCCATATCCACTTATTGTTGTTGGTTTTGCTGAAACGTTAGCAAATGAAATACCCGTTATATAACCACTTGGGTTAGTGGCATTATAAGGAGTGAATCCTAAAGCGGTGGTTACATTACCACTTGTTATACTTGAAATATAACCAGATGGATTCGTGGCATTATAAGGAGTGAATCCTAAAGCTGTTGTAACATTACCGCTTGTTATACTTGAAATATAACCAGATGGGTTTGTTGCGTTGTATGGTGTAAAACCTAAAGCTGTTGTTACTGCACTTGAATTAATACCTGTTATATATCCACTATTATTTGTAAACTGGGATATGTTCATTGACGTCAGGGCCCCTGCAGTTGTTGCGGTTGTTGCATTACCACTTAACGCGCCCGTAAATGTTGTTGCACTTACGGCTGAGAATGTTGGTGATGAGGTTGTTAAAAGCGCTTGATTTAGAACAGAGCCATATCCAGTTGTTGATGATAATGTTATTTGTGCTGAACCAGAAACTAACGCTGGTTTATCGGTAATTGAACTAAAAGATATTTGTGCCGAACCAGATACTAATGTTGGTTTATCAGTAATTGAACTAAAAGATATTTGTGCCGAACCAGAGACTAATGCTGGTTTATCAGTAATTCCGTTAAATGAAATTTGTGCAGATCCTGATACAACAGATATACCATTAAAGAATGAACCTGAATGTATTGTTGTTCCGTTTAATACTTGTG